AACTACGCCTGCTGCAGATTCTACATCAACACCTGTTGACTGTTCTACGTCTATACCTGTAGTTGCTTGTACATCTTCGCCTGAACTTACATCAACAATAGGATCTTCATATGTTTCTTCTAGCGGAGGCGGTTCACTAAAATCTTGTTGTCCTGTTTGTTCCTCAATGTCAATACCAGTAGTTGCTTCTAGGTCAACACCAGTGGCTGCTTCAATATCAATACCTGTTGTGTTTTGAATGTCTACTCCTGAATTAGTATCTACTATTCCTGTGCTTTGATCTACTGGATCGCTTGCGCCTGTAAATGTTTCTGGTTCAGGATTGCCTGCATCTGACCCATCATCCTGTCCATCACTAGACTGTGTACTTGGATCATCATAAGTTTCAGGAGTTGGTTCAATATATCCTGGACACATATTACTGCTTTGTGCATCCATTCTACATTGTTCATCAAACTGTTGCTGTTGATATGCATCATCATAACCTTCACAACTTGAGTCATACAACGGATCTGCTGAACACTGTTGTTGTGTGTATGCTTGTTCGTATCCAGAACATGATTCATCATATAACGGATCTTGTGAACACTGCTGATCAGTATATGCTTGTTGATATCCAGCGCACGATTCGTCATACAATGGATCGTTTGCACACTGCTGATCAGTATATGCTTGTTCATATCCTGCACAACTGCTGTCATATAATGAATCGTTTGCACACTGCTGATCAGTATATGCCTGTTCATATCCTGCACAACTACTGTCATATAATGGATCGTTTGCACATTGTTGGTTTGTGTATGCTTGTTCATACCCACTACAACTTGAATCGTAAAGAGGATCGTTTGCACATTGTTGGTTTGTGTATGCTTGTTGATAGCCTGGACATTGATCTGAACTTAACGGGTCTGAATTACAAGCTGCCGCAAAGTCATCGCCTGCACCGTAATCGTAGTTAGGATCAAATGGATCTGCTCCTTCTCTAATTGCATATGCGAATGTCATTTTCATTCCACGCACACCACTGCCTTCGCCGTTGCCTTCCATAGTCATTTCTACATACCAGTCGTCTTCAACTGTAAAGAATCCTGGGGGAGGATGGTCTGCATCAAATCCTGTCCAGTCTGCAAATGATTGGTTAGCATAGTTATATGATGCACTATATATTAAACCGTCTTGCCAATCGCCGCCTGATGTTTGACCTGTGGTGCCATTATTACTAGGACCCCAAATTTTGACAGTAAGTATTAAGTTACTACTTGAGTCAGGTTTCTTAACTTCCCATTCGTATCCAAAGCCTCTAAATTGTGTTGTAAGGCCAGCTTGCTGTAGTGCTTCATTAATAGCAAATGTAGATTTAATAATTTTATTACTAAGAGTGTCTGCGGAAAATGTATAGGAACCGTCTGTTGATGAATACACCGCTACAGGATTACCATTTGAGTCGTAGCCCATGGTTTGATCAACAATATATCCCACATTGCCGTCTAGATCAAGTGTTGTACATTCTAATGTATCGTTTTCTGTGTTTTGATATTTTCTGCCGTCGCGGTTTGATATCATTGCTGAGCCGCTGCCTGTGCCTGTAAAGGTTGTTACAGCACAATTAGATGCTGGTGTAGGATCTGCTAGGCTTGCGTTAGAGTAAAAGAAGAAGCAAGATGCCAGCGCCAGCGCCTTTAAGCATGTTGTTAACTGCACGTTCTTTTTCCTCCTCAGCCTGTACTGCTACAGGTTGCATTTCTGGATTAGCGTCCCACTTGTCTTTTGCTTCTTGACCTATTGAGCCATCAAACGGGCATGGTGTTCCTGCCATCTCCATTGATTGGAATACTCTATCATCTTGGCAGAGTAGACTAACTGCTGCTACCTTCATGCCCATATTGTAAAGTGTCTTAGAAAGTTTTAATCTTTCACAGTTCATATCTCTTACGTGTGTGCCGCCTGCAATACCAACAATTTGTGTTTGTACTGCTCCACTTATACTAGTTGTACAAGTGTCATTACCGCCCGCATTAACTGTAGGAGCAATAGCACTTGGGGGAGGAGCTTCTATCTTTTGTGTAATAGTGCTGTTATTGTTGTTAGTGTTCACATTGTTGTTGTTGCTAGTACTATCAACCGTAGTTTCATTCGTATTGTTATTTGTATTGGTGTTGGTATTGGTGTTGGTATTCGTATTGTTATTAGTGTTTGTATTATTACTGGTACTATTAACAGTTTGGTCTACAGTACTATTGTTAGTGCTGTTTACAGTACTATTGTTAGTGCTGTTTACAGTTTGGTCAACAGTGCTTGTATTTGTGTTGGTATTATTATTAGTGTTTGTATTGTTCGTGCCGCCACTTATAACATTGTTATTAGTATTAGTTGCTGTACTATTAACAGTTGTATTGTTAGTATTGTTGTTTGTATTATTGTTCGTATTCGTGTTTGTATTCGTATTTGTATTATTAGTACCACCGCTTAAAACATTATTATTAGTGTTCGTATTTGTATTATTAGTGCCACCGCTTAAAATATTATTATTAGTGTTATTATTTGTATTTGTATTAGTACCAGTATACGTTGTAGTATTATTGTTTGTGTTAGTATTTGTGTTGGTATTAGTATTTGTGTTGGTATTATTATTTGTGTTAGTATTTGTGTTAGTACCAGTATATGTTGTGGTATTGTTGTTTGTGTTTGTATTGGTATTTGTGTTATTGTTAGTATTTGTGTTAGTTGTTCCGCCACTCATAACTGTATTGTTATTATTCGTATTGGTGTTTGTACTAGTCACAGTGCTAGTGCTAGTAGTTGTACTATCAGTTTCTACGTAACTTGTATCATCAAAGTTGCCATCTGCATCGTTTTCTACTTGTGCAAACGCAATAGTAGGCACCAGCAAGCCCACATAAAATAAGTGTTTAATCGCCCTCAAAGTCGTCTCCTATTATAATGAAGTACAACAATATTTATCGATTTGGTGTTAAAATTTTAACACCAGTTAACTGTGTATAAATATCTATATGAAAACTCAACAAATTGAAGAACAAGATACATTTTTTGAATTGTTTGATACTTGGTCAGAACCATTGCCTGTACCAGAAGAATACTGTTTAGACAATGACGTTGAAGATTTTATTATTGATAAGATAAAAGAAGCATTATTAGAACACAATGGCAATCAAACAAAAGCAAGTGAACGCTTAGGAATTAAGCGCACTACACTAATTGCTAAATGTAAGAAGTTAAATATTTTTACTGTTTAATATCTACAAAAACGCATTCTATTGTTTCAGATTTGTCGTTTACCATAACTGATGCTTTTTTTAAGTTTACTGTACACAGTGTTTCAGCTGTATAAGTATTCAAATGATGATACCTTACGCCTTGATCAGGCACAAATACAAACCACATTAATAACCACATATTACCATTTCCCTGTTCCCATGCCTATTAACCAAAAAACAACGGCTAATATGCCTGCACCTACGAATGCTATAGTTCCTCCAACTACCCATTCAAGAATCATTTGTTTGCGTTCTTCAGCTGCATAAACTTCTGCTGCACGTTTCTTACGCATTTGACCTTCCATGCGTACAATTTCATCCCAAGCACTTGGACCATAGTAAAAGCTGATGTGCGTTTTCATTTCTTCACGCATTTCTTTTGCTTTTTGTTTATGCCCCCAAACTTCTAGGGCGTTTTGTTCTATCTGACTTGCGCCAAACAGCTTCTTAAACATTGGTGGATTTTGTGCTTGCTTATGTGAAAAGTCTAAATCACTCATTGCAGTTGACCACTGCGATAGTGTGCCTGCCATATCGTGCAGTTCTTTTCCTGTGTCTATTGCTGACTTGATTCCGCGATACGCGGCTGCTGCCATACCAATGGCTGATACCGGATCTATCATACTTGCCCTTTCTAATATGATAGTAAGATGCGCCCTCACGCTCTACTCTAATATTTATCAAAATATAGCAAGAATATGTAGTCATAAAAATAGGGCCCATAGGCCCTATTTTGTTTTGCTATGTAGCTATTTTTAGCTGAAGCTTACGTTACTGCTATCAACTTCAACTGCTGCTAAGTAATCAGCTGCGTTGCCAAGCGATGATGCTGTGTTGTTTAACTCAACATATCCGTAACGTGTCATAAATGACACTGTTGGTTCGAATGATGTTGGGTCAAGCACAACGCCTGAGCTCATTAGTGGGATATATGGGCAGTAGAATGCTGCTGCATCCGACTCACTTGAACCCTTATAACCAACAAGAACATTTGCGCCGTCAGCTGCATATGTGTTAACATATACTTTCATTGCGTTGTTCAAAGTACCAACCATCTTAGTGTTAGTTGGAGCTTCAAAAGCACCTTCAGTTGTACGTGCAAATGCTGAAGTAGTTGCAGACTGTAGGATTGTTAACGCGAATGGCGATACAACAGCCCAGTTACCTGCGCCACGACGTGTACGCTGTGCAATCAAGTTACTTGCGCGGTTGATCTGCACTGCCAATGCGGCATGCTCGTCACCTACGAAAGTTGCAGTACCACTTACAGCCGCTTGGTTATAAGTTTCTACTGTAGCACCTGCTAATGTGTTAAGAGATGCTAGGACCTCTTGGTCAATCTCAGCAGTAATCTCTTGTGCAAGAGCTGCCATGATTTCTGCTTCAACGTCAATACCGTGCATAGACTGTGCGTCTTGTGCAGCTTCAAACGTCCAGCGAGCTGACAACTTACGTGTCTTAGCTTCTACTGTCTGCTTCAAGATTTGGATACTTAGTTGATTACCTGCACTACCTTCAAGTGCTGCTGTTGCATCAGCTTTACCTGATGTAGCATTACCTGAATATGCTTCAGCAATTTTGAATGGGCTTAAAGCTTCTTCACCTGCTGTTGCACCTGATGCGCCTGATCCTACTGTGTCTGAATAACGAACACGTAGAGTGTGGATTTGACCCACAGGACCAGTCATTGGTTGTACGCCTACTAACTCGTTAGCAATAACGGTTGGCATTACACGTCTGATCACTGGAAGGATCACACGATTTAGTGTTGCGACATTACCCGCAGATGTTGCACCAGCTGTAGCACTTTCTGACAAGTACTTGCGAGTGTTTTCTAGCGTAGCAGCCATAACAGACTTCTTGTTGCCTTGCAAGCCTTCAAGAAGAGCAGTTTTGGTGTCCTGCCAGCGGCTTTCTAATAATTCTGACATCATTATCTCCTTAATTATAATCCAGCAAGACGTTTAATGTCAACAACATTGTTGTCTGTTTCGTCTGCTTTAGGTGTCATTGTTTCTTCTCTGTTGCCTGTAATTTCTTTGCCTTCTGTAATTGCTGCCTTACGCTTTGCTGGAGTGTTTCCGTCGATAACCGATGGCAAGTACTTGTCAAAAGACTTTTGTAGTCTATCTGTCTGTACTGATTCCAGTAAGTCTGTCATAATCTCACGCTGTGTTTTGCCTAGTGGCGAAATTAGCGAGTTCATAATCTTTTCTCTCTTTGCTGATTCAACTAAGCGTGATTTCTCTTTGTTTGCTGATTCTGCAAGTGTTTTTGCTTTTGCTGCAAATGTTTTTGCTTCTGAAAGTTGCTTGTCTTTAGCAGACAGTACTTTCATAAGTTTAGCAGTTTCTGAATTTTCATTTAAATATGAAGTTCCGTATTCTGCTGCAAATGCTTCAAAAATCTTACGACCAAAGTCGTTTTTACGTGCTGTGTCAATATCTTCTTTAAGTGCTGTAATCTCTTTGTCAAGACCTTTAGCAACCATTTCAGATACTGCGGTAGCACTTCTTTCAATAAAGTCTGTTTTAACTTTAGCGAAGTGTGTCTTAGCTTCGCGTACTAAACGTACTTTAGTTTCAGCTAAGTCTTTCTTATCTTCATTAAATTCTGCAATTTCTGAAGCTAGAGCTTCTACTACAAACTCTTCTAGCTTGGCATATGATTCTGCCATTGCTACTTTGTCTGCACGTAGTTCTGTGATTTCAGTTTGTAGTTGTTCTACTACAAAACCTTTTAGTAGAGTTGCATTTTCACGCATTGCAACAGCATACTTCGCTTTTGCTTCTGCTAATTGTTTGCGGTCGTCTGCAAACTCTGCAATTTCTTCTCCAAGGCGCTCTTCAAGTAGAGTATCAATGGCCTCAACCATTGATGTTTTGTCTTGCTCATATTTTTGAGCAAACTCTTCACGTAGTTCAGCTGTTGCTGACTGGCGATTTTCAGCTACTTTACTTTCCCAAGCTTCTTCAATCTGTGCTCTGACTTCTTGAGAAACAACATCGTTTTCGAAAAGTGTTTTCAGTGCATCTATCATTATATTCTCCTAGTTTATTGGAGTTTGCTGATTATGTTAACCAGCGATTCCTTAAGATACTTTTGTGCCTGTGCGTCATGTTTTGTTGCCTGTGCAAATTCGTATGCCTTCATTCCCCCACGTGCATTCATTAAGTGTTCATAAATTGGTGTAGGATATGCACCAGGGGCGCTGGGCTGAGCCACAACGTCCACAGTGATTATTTCAAAGTCAGAAACGGTATTGCTACCGTCTTCTGCTACATTACCGCTACCACGTGACGAGACGCCTAGTTTAACGCCTGCTTCAAGCATCGTTTTAACTAGGTTCCCCATCGGTGTTGGTAAAATTTTCAATTTGCCGTAACCGTTATCACCATCCATCCAACATTCAGTTATCATATGGCTTACACGGTCAATATTGATGTTAAGTCCTTCTGGATGATCAACTTCTCCGAGAACACTGTATCCTCCAGCGATTTGATCATTGAGAGTCTTGACAGCCCTGCCTATTTCATTTACAGGATACACTCGCTGATTAGCATTGCGAACACCACCTTGGATCATAATACCTTTCATATAAAGGTCTTTACCTTCGTTGGCATTCTCAAGTACTACATTAGCTTGGTCGAATGTCAAATGCTCTCGTAAGTTTCTCATCTAGGTTTCCTTACGTTTATTTGCCTACAACAGATTTTTTGTTGTCAGCAGTCTCTGGCTTTGACTTCTTTTCAGCGCCGTGGCCAGGTTCGGTTTTGCCAGCTTTTGCTGCCTTACCACCAGGAACGTTAACGTTCTTGGTATTCATGTCCTTTGCACTTGTATCACTTAAAGCATTACCTTTAACTGTACTTCCTGCTCCGGCTTCTGCGCTTGCGTCTGAACCAGCTTGGTTTAAATTACCTGCTGTGCCGCCCATATTGTTTGCGCCTGCTACTGTTGACTTGGTGTTTGCACCGTTGTCGCCCATTGTAGCTGATACTTTTTCAACATACTCGCGCATTTGCTCGCCTGCTGACTTTTCGCCTTCTTCAACTTCTTCGTCTGCTGCTTCTTCAACTTCTTCGTCAGTAGCTTCATCTACTTCTTCGTCAGTATCTTCAAATGCATATGCTTCTTCTGGCTCTTCTTCGCCTTCGTCGTCGTCCATGTCATCCATGTCGTCGTCGCCTTCGTCGTCGCCAGCCATCATTTTTTCAAATTCTGCTTTAAGGTCATCTAGCGCATCTTCTAGGTCTTCAACACGATCTTCAACATCGCCTTCACCTTCTTCGTCGCCTTCATCATCTTCGTCGTCCATGCCTAGGTCTGCCATCATGTCGTCTGTCTGGTCCATGTTTGCCATTGGATCAGCTTCTACTTCAAACTCATCTAGGTCAAAGTTTTCTTCTAAGTCATCTTCTGATGCTTCATCTACTTCTTCGTCAGTAGCTTCATCTACTTCTTCGTCAGTAGCTTCATCTACTTCTTCGTCAGTAGCTTCGTCTTCTAGTAGTGACTCATAAATATCACGTGATTTTTCAACTACAATCTCGTGAAATAATTCTTGTGCTGCTTCTTTGTCTTCATTGACAAGAAGTTCAAGCATTTTCTCAAATTTGTTTGTATCGGACATATTAAACTCCTATAAATTGTTATCACACACCAGGTGTGGGGCTGTCATATAATATTTAACCTAGATGTAAAAAAACCTATGAAAATAGGCTCAAAACGACATAAAAAAATTAATTTTAACTTATTTGAAGATTTCTTTAAATTTTTCTACTGTTATATGTGTCAAATTGTCTAATTTACTTAATTCTTTAGGAGTAAAAAGTAACTCATTGTCTACTACTCTAACATATTTAGTATTTGGGTTTTTTGAAATAACTGCGTGTGTTTGCTTTAACCAATTATTATAGTAGGTAGATTTATCTGTACTTTTTTTATAATTAGGAGTATCAGCATACATATTATTAATTTTATCGTTAATGCCTATAAAATCAAATCCTAAAATATATATTTGTTCATATGCGTGTTCACTTGCTAACAACAAAGCAGTTGGTCCGCTGCTCCAACCTTTTGATGGATTAAAAAAGTTAAAACCGTTAAATTTACTGTAGGCTTTGTTTGGATTAGTCCAAACTTCATTATCGTGTTGATATCTCGATCTATTAATTTCAACTATCATTTTAACATCAACTGCTATTAGATAATCAGGAGAGAATTCCCTATAGATTGCATTACATCCATAAGTACTTCCTTTTTCACTTAAATCTGGAAAAGAAATAGTACGTCTACTAGTACCGTTTCCTATAACAAAAGCTATTTTATTCAAATTAAAGTCCGCCAGCTTCTCCTGCTGCTTGTGCAGCAATACCATACATTTGTCTAACCAAGTATAGATCTTCTTGTTTCTTTTCTGTATGTAGTTCAGATGCTTTGCGGAGTCTGTTTATTTGATTTAATTTTAACCTTGTCTTACGAGTGTCTTTTTTCTGCACGATTGATTCATCAGAATCTTCTTCATAACGTTTATCGTCTACAGCATCTGCTGTTAATTTATCAAAGTAAAAAAGTTCACGTAGTATCATGTTATTATTTATATAGTTTGCTCTGCATTTGGTGAAGAACCTAAATCTGCATCTGTAGCCGATTGCGGCCCGCCGTCTGCGCCGCCATCTTCTACTGGTGTATCGGCTAATGCTTCGTCTTCTATATTATCTAAATCTGAGGAAATTCCTGCTCCGCTTATTCCTGCATCTCTAAGTTCAGCATCGCTAGATCCTGGTAATGCAGATAATGCTTCGTCATTCTCTTCTCTCCATAGACGTTCGTTTTCTGCAATCTCCTCGTCTGTCATTCCTAAGAATCGCTTCATTGCAAAACGATTTGACACATACGGTATTGCACTCATTTGTGTGTATGTCGGCACACGAGCATTATCAATTTCACTTTGACGGTATGCTGCAAAGTTTTGCGGAGGTTGAAACTTAAGGTCAAACATTGCAACATCAACGTTCATTCCTTTTTCTAATAAGTATCTTTTAAATTCTTGATTAAATTCTTCTGCTACTAAGCCTTGCAAACGTTCACAATAGGTATTAAAGCGTAGCTCTTGGATATATGCTGTGCCCACTCTTCCGTCATTGTATTGTGCAGATGAATCATCTGCTCCAGTTGGTAAGTACGAACTTGGGATACGTAAGCCGCGTACCAACTTATTAGTAAAGTATCTAAGGTCATCAATCTCTCCTAAGTTTGTACCACCCGGTAGTGTTTCAACTTTAGAACCTCTGCCTTCAGCAGTTTGTGGGAAGAAGTAATCTTCGTTGATTGACAGGGGATTGTATGAACTGTCTATGACATTTTGGCCTCCGCCTGTTGACGATGGGATTCGTCTTTGATGAATTTCCGTTTTAACACGCTCAACAAATTGCATCGCAAGGTGTGAAGGCATGTTACCCACATCAACGTAGAATACTCTGCGCTCTGGCGCACGTTGGACACGATATATAATAATCGCATCTTCAAGCAATTCTTTTTGCTTGTATACTTTAAAAATAGTTTCTAATAATGAATTACCAAAGGGATAGTTGTTGTCTAGACCTTCACTTAAACTTAGATGTACAATGTGTTCAGATTCAACAGCAACTTCACCGTCATCAGTTGTAAATCTGCTGCCGCTCATGCTAGACTGTGGCTGTCCAACCATGCCGCGAGCACCGCCGGTCGCATTGTATTGCGAGCCGCTGCCGCCAGTTATGTTACCATTTGTCTGATAAGGAGTTGTTGCTACCATATCCTTAAAATTAAAATTAATATTTTTTAAAATATATTGCTCAGGTAGTTTGCCTTGTGATTCGTTTACAATAATACGCGATACGTTTGCAGAATCAACATGGAATAATTTTTTAGTTTCTGGGTCTCTTAAGAAAAATTGATCTCCATATTTAAAGACATTTCGAAGTATTCGAAATATACGAGTTTCAAAATTCTGCAATTTACACCATTGTTGCAAATACTGTTGAATAATTGTTGTTTCGGCATTTGTTGCTTCTGATCTAAAATCAATTAGAAAAGGTGTATTGTTTCTTTTGTTTACTTGAGTACAAAATTCTGCTAATATATCAAGTGCAGCATTTACTTCCGAATCAAGATCCATTGTGTTGTATTGGCCATAGCGTTCTATTCTGTTAGGAGTACCGACGTATACATCAGGTAAGTAACTTGAATAATTAGAACGTGCTGGGCCAGCCATTGATCCGTTTTTTGCATTTGAAAGAGGAGAATACGACCCACTGGGATTATTTCCTGTAGGCACTGGTGTAAAATATTTTTTCCAACTCATTTAACTCTCCGGTTACGAAACAGTTCTAGAAATATCAATACCTCTAGACCGTGTGTTTACTTCAATTAATCCTTGTTTTGCAGTATGAAGTTTTAATTCGTTAAGTACTAATTGTAGAGTACTATTTACTTCTTCGCTGCCGGCGCTGCCGCCGATACTGCCCATTTTAGATAATACTGAACCTGCATTCTCTCCAGTACCTGGACCATATTTGTTATCCTTAGAAAGTTCGTCATTTAATTTTCCAAGAACTTCCACTAATCTTTCCATACTAGCAGTATAACTTCTAACACCGTCGGTGTCAAGTCCGTTTTTTATTATATCTAAATTATTTTGTAGACCGTCAATATTAGCAAAAGATACCATAGCACTTTGTGCATCTACTAATGAATCTACACTTTCAACAGCAGGTGCAGCATCAATAGTTGCAGTTGGTACTTCTGGTACTTCTACCTCTGTATCACTGCCGCCTAGTAACGATTTGCCTTCGCCGCCTAACCATTTTGGCAGATACTGTTTAAAGCTTGGCATTTCAAAATCAAAACTAAAGAAACCTTTAACAGTATCAATTATTCCTTGGAATAAACTGCTAATACTAGGAATTTCAATTCCTTCAAAACTAAAGAATCCTGTAATAGTTTCCCATGCTGTTGACAACAATCCGCTAATACTAAATGATACAGCATCTTCACCTGACCCAAAACCAAACATACCTGTTACTGTTTCCCATGCAGTTGACAACAATCCTGATATTGAAAATCCAGTAACATCTTCTCCCCATTTAAAGATTCCAGTTATCTTACCCCATGCTTCATTAAATAATTCAGATATACTAAATCCTTCTTCTCCAAATCTAAAGAATCCTGTTACTGATTCCCAAGCATCTGATGTTAGTTTTGAAATACTAAATTCCTCTCCTCCAAAACTAAAGAATCCTGTTACTGAGTCCCAAGCATCTGATGTTAGTTTTGAAATACTAAATTCTTCTCCAAAACTAAAGAAGCCTTTGACCGTTTCCCAAGCGTCACTCATTAGTTTACTAAGACTCCATGTTTTATCTCCAAAGCTTAGCCATCCTGTAACCTTTGTCCAGGCTTCATCAAACAATCCACCAATGCCTGTCCATACTTGTCCTTGCCAAGAGAAATAACCTGTTACTACATCCCATGCTTTATCAAATAGTGCAGAAAAGCTAAATCCTTCCTCACCAAAATCAAAAAATCCTGTGATCTTAGTCCATGCATCCGATACTAAGGTACTAAGACTATATGCAGATTCGCCTTCGCCAAATGTGAACCATCCTTTAACGGTTTCCCAAGCACCATTTGCTAGATTACCTATACTATAAGATTTAGAGTCTACATCGGTACCGAAACTAAAGAATCCTTTAATTACTTCCCAAGTACCGTTGAATAATTCTATTAATTTGTCTTTGCCAACAACTGCAATTATAGCAGCAGTAATTGCGCCAGGTATTCCGATAACAGGAGCAGCAATAAGAGCTCCTATGCCTGCAAGCCCGCCTACAATTATGTCATCCCACGTTATGTCAAAATCTAAAAACAACCCACCAATTGCACTTGTAAGGTTACTAAAAATTATCGATTTAATGGATTCGCCCTCCATACCTTTGAACAACCCTGAGACATCTGTAGCTAACACTTTGTCTGTGCCGTCTTCATTTTTTCCTATAACATCGCCTTTTTTGCCTCCGAACAATGCTGTTTTTAAATCAAATTTTCTAAAGTTATCTATAAACTCAGTAATTGCTGTTTTAGTATTTGCTAACGCATCTTTAAATGATTGAAAGTCATTTTTAAAATCATCACTACCTAAATAGGTTTGTAAAGTATCTGCAAGACCGTCAATTTGCTCCATTAAAGTTCCAGCGCCGCCGGCTAGTTCTTCTCCTATAAAATCAAGAACACCACTTTCAATAAACGCTGATTCAAATTTGCTTCTTACGTCTTGTACTGTTTGTTCAAAGTTTGCAAGGAATGCTGTTAAAGGTTGCCGTTTTGCATCTGCATTTGCTTGTTCAGCTGCGGCAGCAGCAGCTTTTGTTTGTCGTTGTGTATAAGTTCTTACTTCAGAAAGTGACCCTAGTAGTCCGTCAAAGCCTTCTCGTCCCATAAGTGCTTGCACTTGTGCAGGATCCATTGAGTCAAACGCACGAGTAATCTGTGGTGTAAGATCTGCAAGTCTTCGTTGAAATTCTTCTTGGCTTATACGTCCGGAAGCATTTGCTTCGGCCAGTTCTTTAAATCCCGGAACAAGTGAGGTTAAAACTTGTCCTACTTCTGTTTGCGGTATACCATCTGATAGATCTTTAAACGCATCACCTAGTCCAGGAACCATTGTTGTAAGATGAGCCAAGTTGTTGTCAAAATTCATCAGTGCTTCGCCAGATAGTCTTGCTCGCGTTACGTTGATATTTGCAGCCTGTCCATTTTGATTCATTTGCTCTGCTAATTCTTTGCGACTCTTTCCTGTAATTTTTGACAACTTATCTAATTCCGTAAGATAATTTTGTGCTCCGTCAATTAAAGATCTGTCACTTCTTCCTCTTAGCTGACCTGCAAGAGCTTGATTTTCTAAATAATCTACCATTCCCTCGTTGAGAGACTCTTGGGTAAATCCTAAATTCATAAGTCCGCGGTCAGCGTTACGTAGCTCTTTGGTCATTGAGCCTAAACGTTGAGCACCCTGTGTTACTGTGCTTCCTAACATTGTTAAAGTACCCGAATTACTTCCGACTAGCGATGCAAATTGCTCAAGCGATAAACTTGCATCAGCAGATGCTTGCCTCATTGCGAGAATATCGCCGCCAAAGCCTGCACCTACATCGCTTAGATTTCTAAACGTGTCAATACTGCCTTGAAAATATCCAGTGAGTATTCCGAGATGATCGCCTACTAATGGTAAATGTTTAGTAAAATCACCTATTTGGTTTCCGCCCATAAGAATTTCAGTACTAAGATTCTTAAGAGAAGCTCCTACAGCAAAAAGTCCGCCAGCTGTAGCATCAGCTAATACAGAGCCAAATTTCTTAAGTGCTGCATTCGCTTTTTTTAATGCGGCAACACCTTTGTCTCTAACCTTTGATTCGGTATCTATAATTTTAATACCGTCAGCTTGTCGCTTGTTATACATCTCTTGGGCTTTTGCTGCGGCAGACTTGCCGCCGCCTTTCCCTCCAAGAGACTCCATAGCCGAAAGAAGATTGAGCAGTGTAGCTTCACTGGCAACTCCATCGCCGCCTACGTTAGTAATTTCTGTTTCTTCAGCCAAATCAACAATTCCTAGTTAACTACGTATATAAATAAAATAGATACATAATTTTATAATTGTATTTATACGGAGACAACTATGGCAGAATTTAACCCAGCACAACACGAGGGAAATCCTCTAAAAAAATACTTTAGGCAAGCTAAAGTTTATATTACATTACCTAGTAAAGGTGATTTTTGGCCTGAAGGCACTATTGATATTCCAGACAACGGTGAAATTCCCGTGTTTGCCATGACTGCTAAGGACGAACTTACTATAAAAACTCCAGACGCTCTTCTTAACGGCGAAGCAACAGTAAGTGTTATAGAAAGTTGTATTCCTGCAATTAAAAATGCATGGAAAATGCCAAGTGTAGATCTTGATACTGTTTTAATTGCTATAAGATTAGCTACATATGGCGACAAAATGGATATATCTACTACAGTTCCTAACACAACTATAGAAAAAAGTTATACACTAGACCTTAGACAAGTTCTTAATACCCTAGTAACTAATCATTTCGATAATGTAATTAGTATCAATAATATGACTGTTCATCTAAGACCATTAACATATGAAGAATTTACAGAAGCAAGTATGAAAACATTTGAAGAACAGCGTATCTTTACCCTTGTTAATGATGATACTATGTCAGACGTAGAAAAAATGAAAAAGTTTAATCAAAGTTTTAGAAAACTTACAGAACTTACAGTATTTACAATTACAAAAAGTGTTGTTAAAATTGAAGTAGAGGATAGTGTTGTCACAAATACTGATCACATAAGAGAATTTATAGAAAATGTTGATAAAGGTTTTTATAAAGAAATGTCAGATCATTTAACTAGCGAAAAAGAAAAATTTAGCATTAAGCCTTTGGAAATACATAGTACCGATGAAGAAATAGATGAAGGTGCTCCTACTGAGTGGACCTTACCTATAGTATTTGATCAATCAAATTTTTTCGCATAAGGATCTTACCGTTAACCGTAGGTGAGATCCTAGAAGAAACTGAAAAAATCGAAAAGCAACAAAAGCAATTAAAAAGTGAATTATTAAAAATTTGTTGGTACATGAGAGGCGGCGTGACTCTCGAAGAAGCATACAATTTATCTTATGAAGATAAAATGCTTATTAGCGATATTGTTAAAGAGAATATGGAAACAACAAAGAAAAGCGGATTACCTTTCTTTTAAGCATTTTTTGTTAAGGCTGTTTTAATAGTATTAGACAACCCTAATTTTTTAATTTGTGCTGCTAATTTTTTTGTATCAATTGTTGAGTTTGATTTTAGGCTCACGCTTGATTGTTTGCCTACTAGTCCTATTTGCTCGTCACCCATTCCTAGACTTTGTAGTACTTGGACAACACCGTCTGTAGTTGTAGGCTTTCCTGCTTTTTTCCATGCTCTTGTAAGCGACCCAGTAGTTACTTTCTGTGTAATTGCTTTTCCTGTTGCACTACCTGCTGCTTTGGCTCCTTTTGCAATACTACTACCTACTGATTTGCCTGCTCCTGCTGCTACTCCCCCTACACTCTTAGCAAACCCGCCAGCGGCTTTTGCTAAAGGACCTTCTGCATAATAATTTGCTTCGTATGCATCTAGTGCTGTCCATATGCTTTCTTCAACAGACTCTTTTTCTTCTGCGTCCGAATCAAATTTACCAAATGGATCAGGTTCATCACTTTGAGCTGCAACGTCAGAACTTATTTGTGTATCAGCACCTTCAATATTAGCTTTTATCCAATCAGTTCCTTCTTTATTTAACATTGACATGGGGCTGTCACCAAGTGCAGCTCGTAACTCACTCATTTCTTCAGGAGTTACATAAATGTTTCCTCTTATAATTGTACCGTCTATTTTAGATTCAAAGTTGTCAGGAAAATCGCCAGTAATTGTAACCTCGTCAGCAATTTTAGAAATCATTTCAGGCGTCATGCCACGGAATTGACTTGCAAACTGTTCAGCATATTGTTGTTTATACTGTTCTTCAGTCATATCTGCTAGGGCATTTGATTCATCTGACAAGTCATCAGAATCAACTTCGGATGACACATCTTGTGGCGCTCCCTCTGCTTCTGGTTGTTCTATATCAATTCCGCCTGCTACGGCATCTCCTAGTGCGCCTGCAATACCACCTATTGCTGCGGTTTTTGCAGACTTACCAACTGCTGTTGATAGTTTATCGCCCTTAATAGTGTTGTTTGCTAACTTTAAGAAGAAACCAATTGCAGCACCCGAAGCTATTCCGCCGCTTGCAAAAGCTAACACAGATGTCATTGCACCAATAATAAATGAACTCTTCATTGGATTTTCTTTAGCGTAAGACTTCCATTTGTCTACACCAGAAAGTATTTTGTCGCCACCTTTCATAGACCCTACTTTGTTTGATATTTCTCCTCTGAGTTTATCAAACTGTGAATCCATATTTTTAACAGGCTCACTGTTTTGTGCTTGCTTGAGCAGCTTGTCAATTTCTGCTTTCATTTTACCAGTGACTTCTTTAGTCTTGTCACTTGCTTTACCTAACGCAGTTTTTCCAGTTCCTTGTTCTATAGAAACTTGCTCAGCATTTTTAAAAATAGATTTTATTTGATCAACAGTAAGTTCGGCTTCTAACAGTCTACTGTATTGTTCTACTAATGGCCAAACCTTAGTTTCCCATTGGCCTACATGTAATTTTTGAGCTTCTGTTAATTGTTGCCAGCTTTCGTTTAGTATAGTTGCTGACTTATAATTTTTTATTCCAACCTCTGTTAATCTCATAGTAGACTCATTAGCTCCTTTTTCTGTTCAGGACTTAGATTATCAATTTGTTTTTGTATCTCTGCAGGTATTTCATTATCTGCAGGTACATCTGCTGCTTTTTGCCCAGGCTTAAACGGCTTTTTAGTTTTAGGATCTAATAATTTTTCTCTACTGATATTAAAGTTTTGTTTTCCTGAATTAACAGCAACTTTGGAATCATCACCGTCCATACTTTTACCTACAACGATAGCAGATACTACTTTTCCTGCTTTACTTTTAAATTGTACTGGCTGTTTTGGAGCAAACTTTACTTGCGGAGCAGCTTCGGGCTCTTGTTGCGGCTCAGCGCCGGCGTCTTTAGCAACAATACTTTGTCCTGACATCTTCTTTTGGACTTTTGCTGTAAAGATTTTTTTCAATCTTTTTGGATCCATTGGTGTATTTGGATCAATATCAGAAGTGTCAACATTTTTTGTACCCAAGAATCTAATTACATCCTGAGTTTGTGCTTTCTTAATAGTTTTGCCTTGTGATCCTTGATATGTAGCAAATTCCTTTGCTAAATTATCAACAGATGCAGTCATATCAGCTTTGCCTTTTTTCTCAGCTTTACGTTCAGCTCGACCTTGTTTGTTAAAAATATCAAACTCATTTACTTGTTGTGTTACTTCTAATATACGCATAATATTATTTATTCCTTGTTTAGTTACTTCGTAACTAAAAGTTTTCGCTAACGCTCAAACTATACACTTCGTTTGTAGATAGAAGTAATTAATAAGATACAAATGCATTATTACGAATGTAATAATGTTTAAGTTTCATGTAGATTGTTTCAGTCAGACGGAACCTGTTACGGTCCCATCTAATCTCAAAATGCGCTTCATGTGAGTCTGCACCAGCCGAGACATTGGAAGT